GTATGAGGTAGAACCCATAGCTAGATCAATAGGTGATGCATCAGATAACATTGGTCCGTGTAGATGCACCTCAGCGATGCCCTCGTTAGTTGTCATCTGCTGGCGTTGCGTCATGTAGACAGAGAGCATGTCGCGCAGGATCTCTTTCTTGTCGTCGCCTTGAGCGCCAACGCTAGCAATCGCCTCCTTCATCTCTGCGGGGAAACTGCTTGAAATTACCTTGTTCATTCCCTCGCTACTGATTGCCCAAAACTGGGACTTGTGTTGAATCTTGTTCATTTTTTTATGTTGTTTATTCTTCTTGATTGTTTAGCTCTGCCGCCTGCGCTTGATCGTTAGGCGTGAACATGACCAGCTCCCGCTCGTCGATCTGAACGCCAAATTCGTCTTGGATTTGTGCAATCTTGAGTTTGCGCTTCACCGCCTCCATTGCGCGGTTGTTTAGATGGTCATCGTAGGTTCTACCCTCTGCTTCTAGTAAGTCAGACATGTTTTCCTTTCCTAGTCTGAAACCCTCCATCATCATTTTAGACTCTCTGCCATCATCGACGGAAAGTCTGGGCGGGCGTGTGAACTCCCATGCGAAAGGATTTTCTAAGTCTGGCAATGCGCCTTGCTTGTTAGCAAATGAGTAGGCGTAAGTGATCACCCTCGTGGCCCATGCGTTAAGTCTCTTTTGTCTGGAAATAATTGCTTTCCTTGCTCTGAGTATTTCGCCACGCTCTGCTGTTCCCTGCCCTGTTGGTTTCCATGTTAGCGAGTATGACCATCTAGCACCAGATACAAATGATCTAATCATGCGGTCGTGAAAGCTAGAGAATGAGTCGCCCCCTGCCTCATGGCGTAGCTGTGTGATCTTGTTGCCGTTGCCTGCTTGGGCATACCAGACCTGCGGTGAAATCTCTTGCGTAGTTAGGCCGTCAGCGGTTGCGGGTGCGCCCATGATGTCATTTCTTGGGTCGCCTAGCTCTGGGCCGCCTGTGTCGTTCTCTACAAATAGACCGATGCTTGACATTATTAGTTGTCTGCTGCGCTCGTATTCTGTAGATTGTAAAATGTGTTTTAGATCTTCAAGGGCGTGTGACGCTACAGGTAGACCGCGCCGACCGTCTGAAAGTGTAGGATCAAAGCTGTGAATAATACTGGCGGCGTCTATGTCTTTATAGTCTGCTTGCCCTTGCCCTGTGCTGACACGGTATGCAAGCGGTTTGTCGTTGTCGTCGTAGATAATGCCGTAGATGATGCGCCGCCCCTTGTGCGGTCCACGATTAACCCTGCATTGCTCGCCATATTTCTTGTCTGCGTCTTTAGTGCGGACTGCGTGCGCGGGTATGTTCTTAATCCTTGGAAACTTGCCCGTTTCGTCTGTGGTTAAAAGCGTGAAATGATCGCCCCTTACGTCAATTTCGTAACTGACAGATTCTAGATTTTCCCACCAGTCCCAAGACTGCCCGCGAAGGTCTAGCGATTTAAAAAATGAGTTTGTGAGCCATGACTCAACCTCGCCCCCTTGCTCTCTGTCTTCGCCCTTGTAGGTTGGCAACCACGCAACGCCGACCGAATAAGAAGCCTTCTGATCGACTACAGACTTGAACGGTCCCATGTTTAAGAATAGCCGCTGTGATAGAGCTACCACTACATCCCTGTCCCTCTCAGAGATAAGGTCGTCTAAGGATTTGTTTTGAAGCTGGAACTGTGGACCTCTGTATCTAGACTGAGAGGATCCGTGGATCAGTTTGTTAGTGCTTGTAACAGGATTTGAGTTGGCGTCGAGGATCATTAGAATATTGGGCGTGTTCTGGTTGTTGCTACTGCGTTGTTATCATACATCTTAACCACCAGAGAAAGTATCTCTAGCCTGTCGTGATTTGAAATGGTTCTGTTTCCAGACATGCTCTGACCGTTTACCGTGCTACTCGTTAGCTCAAACGACTTCGACGGGTCTATGGCAATTGATAGAGCGAGCGATTTCTGCTCGGTTCTAATCTGCACCTCTGCCGCCTTGTCTGTGGCTAGCGCTGTATAGATTGCTCTTGCCGTGTTGAATATCGAAGTCACGAAAGCTATCACCGCTTACAGTTGTCCGAATGTCAAACAATGCTTCACGTTCTAGTCTCCAAAGATTCCCCAGACAAGAGCGGCAGCAACGTTGTAGACCTCACAGTCCCACAGGTGATTCTGTCTGCTCTTTTGCTCCCAGTATCCAACAATGTTTTTGCTCTTTCCGTGTGGTCCTTCCTTTCGAACTTCTGCTCTCATGTGGTTTCTGTAAACCTTAGACACATCAGGCGCGATGGTCCACTCCAGACCGCCGCCGTTCATTAGTCTCCACAACACGTCCTTGATTGGGTTTGTTGCTATCTCGATGTATCGACAGCGTGAGCCATCATCGCCGACCGTGTATTTCGTTCGTGAATATAGCCGTTCTTCCACAGCACCGCCTTTGATTGGGTGTTGATAGCTTCTCACCTGTCCGTTACCACGTATTCCCCACCATCCATTTCTAGCACAAAGCTCCGCCGTCTTAGACCACTCGAAACCGATATCTACAAACACATGATGATCCTCTACGCCATATTGCTCTTGCAACTCTTTCATTCGGATCTCATCGCTTGTTGACGGAATGTAACCCTCCCATAAAAGTTCGCTTGACTTGCCACCGCTCCAAGCCCTAATAACGCCCCAAAAATGATCTCCTCCCTTGTCGCAAGTAAAGAATCGCACGCTTTCGTCTGGTATCTTCTCCCTCGGATCTCGCCCTTTAATCGCTGAGTGTGAAACCTTCATTTCGTTTCTCTCAATGCCTAGGTCATCACTCCATGGTATGCAGTCGTCAGCCTGTAACATTTGACGGTATGCTGTAACGTCTCCAAGGTCTAGCTTCCGCTTTGCTTCAAGTAGTTTCAGAACGTAGTTCTTCCATGGTATCCACCAGATGCCTAGACGGTGCATCCTAAAGCCTCGATGATCGTCTAAGCCTGTATCACTCTCCGCGATGTATTCCGCGCTGTTGGTCAAGTCTCGCCGCTCCTGTGGCGTGTCCTTGTAGACCTCACCGCACAAAGGACAAACGATCCTTGCTGTGTCCGCTGTGGCTTGGAAGTCTATGCCATCTCCAATCTTGGCAACGTCATAAGCGACAATAGATCTATCGTATTTAACAAACTCACTGCACCCTCGGCATTTAAACGACCATGAAGCCTTGTCTGTCTTATTCCACTCTACATCTAGATCGTCTTCTGTGTAGCCTGCTTGGGAAACTATAAACACCTTTCGGTTCCACCGGTCATGATGTCGCTTCATGAAGTAGCCAACAAGACCCGCTTTCCATTGCCAGACTTCATCTGCGTATAGGTAACGGCAGGATTTCTCTTGGAACGATGAAATATTAGCACCACTAGCCACAAGCGGCATGTGAGGGAACAGGATTTCCATTGCTCTCGATTTGTGTCTGTCTGACGGCCAGAGTTTGTCAATGTATTTGCAACTTTTAAGTGCTGGGATTAGCCTTGTCTCTGCCCAGAATTTCGCCGTTGAATCTGTCTGCGATGCGTAAAGAAAGCTGCCAGGGTTCTCTGATACTACCCACGGGATATACCCCTCAGCCATTGTTGACTTGCCGCAACCAGTTGGAGCCATGAACACAATATTACGAGTGCGTGCGTCTGCTCCACACTCCATCGGTGCGCGTAGCCAAGGTGTCTGTTTGATGTCAAATCGACTAGACCTCTCCGAGCCTTGAAGCTGGACGTTTTTACTTGCCCAGTCTGGCGGGCTTAGTTTTGATGGTGGCCTTATCCCTAGTCTGAATGCTTCGCTCATCGTCTTTCTTGGTTTTAAATATGTTGTCGTAATTACTGCGAAACTTTTTCAAGTCCGCGCCTTTTCTTAGTTTGTCTCCTTTTCCTGCGCTCATGGTCTTTCTTTTCCTTTCCAAAATTCACTTTGCTTCTCTGCCAGCATAGCGGCAATCTCTGCCCATCTCTTTGCCATTACTTCCTGCATGTCTGGCTCTGATAGCCCCGTTAGCTCTGGCGGCCAGTCGTTTACAATCTTAGCCCCTGCCGCGCCCACCGCCGCACCTATCCTTGTATCGCGCTCGTTTATTTCATCAAGAGGAATCAGCTTGCCTTGCTCTTTTTCGACCTTGATCGTTTTCTGCAATAGCGTTGCTTTTGAATCTAGGATCTTTAGGTCGTCGATGTTGGTCGCCCTCATTCCCGCCGCTCGAATCTGGTCAACGGTCATCCCTTCGTCGATCGTGTCGGCGGCACCCTTTGACAGTTCGGCACCGGCTTTAATCCTGTGTCGTTTTTTAGCCAGTTCAGCCTTCACGATTTTGTCGTCATAGACGTTCACGCCCTTTGAAGACAGCTTCTTTACGACATCAATCGTAACTCCGTGATGTTCTGCAATCTCTCTGTGTGTCCTTGCCATTTTAGTGTTTGTTGAGTCTCAATAAGGGTGCGGTAACTGCAAGTTGGTTGCATAAAAAAGTATTGGGAGACTGT